AGCGTCACTATAACTTGTATTTGATCCAGTTGCAACATCCGAATATGTATCATTCGATCCAGTTGAAACGTTGTTATACGATGTATTAGAACCGGTGTCAACATCGCCATAAGCAAATATATCTACAGATCCAATACCAAAAGATGCTGATAAACCAGTTAATCCAATTGTTAAATCGTTTATAGAGACAGATCCAACATTAGCATTAAACGATTGACCAGTTAATCCTATACTTTCTTCTACTGTTAGAGAACCAACACTAGAAGTCATACTTAAACTTGATGGTTGAGCTAAAGCTCCACCTAATCCAACTATGCTTCCTAAACTAAATTCTGCTGATACACCAGATATTTGAACAACATCATTTGGTATAATCACAGAACCAACGCTAGCGCTAAATGATACTCCAGTTAATTCTGCTTCTTGTGAAGAAATACCTGCTGCAGTTCCTTGACTAAACGTTGCTGATACACCAGAAAGAATAGCAGTTTCATTTGGTGCTTTTGCAGTTCCTTGACTTAAAGTAAAATCTAATCCTGTTAGACCAATAGTCATGTCATTGACTGTGAGAGATCCAACTGAAGAGGTTATTGATTGACCCGTTAGGCCAACTTGCATATCAACCACGGATACTGAACCAACAGAAGCTGTGGTAGATAATGTGTCATCTATTACAACAGGAACAAAAGCCTCTCCTTGTGATGAAGTAATAGAAAAACTTGAAGGTGTAATTATTACATCAGGAATATCAACTGAGCCAACACTAGATGTAATTTGTATTCCTGTTAAAGAAACAGAAACAGTTTGATCAGA